TAGTGAAAAGCGTAGCAGTAAATCGTGCTGGGCGATTTTATTTGCCACTGGTGATGCTGGTGTGTGGGGCGATTGGCGGCATGGCGACACGAATTTTTGGCATAAAGAAGGCCGCGAGTATAAACAGTTAACACAAAAAGAGCGTGATATTATTGACGCACAGCGCAAGGCGGCCAATGAGCGCATCGAACGCCAGCGAATAGAGTTCGCACAAAGCAACTTGGAAGCGTGGCAAGCGTTAGAAGATAAGGGCGGCTCGTGCACTTACTTAGATAATAAGCGTGTAGGCAATTATGGCCTTAAAATAGATGTGGCTGGAAATGCTTATTGCCCAGCACGCGACATAGATGGAAAAATATGGAATTATCAAAATATCAGTAGCAACCCCAAGCTATTCCGTCACGGCCGGATGTCCGGATGTTTTCATATTATCGAAGGCAATCGCGAGCAAATTGTTGTAACCAGTGGCTACGCAACAGGCGCGAGCATACACGAAGCAACGGGGCTTTGTGTTGTTGTATGTTTTGGGGACTCCAATGTGCTCACAGTGGCGCGCCTATTAAAAGAGGCTGGCTGGCGCAATCTTATTGTTGCCGCCGATAATGATTCGGAAGGCTCCAATAGCGGCAATAAAATCGCCCAGCGCGCAGCGGATGAAATAGGATTGCCCGCCGTGTTGCCAGATTCGCAAGGTGATTTTAATGACGCGGTTTGCCGTGGTGAAAAAATATACGGCTATTTCTACGAAACCACCCCGATATTTAGTTTCGGCGAGTTACTAACTGACGACACGCCTATGCCTGAAGATGTTATAGCGCCCCGCGTTCTAACCGAGGGCGGCATGCTAGTTTTTGGCGGTGCTCCCAAAGTAGGTAAATCGGATTTTATGCTCTCATGGCTTTGTCACATGGCGGCTGGTGTTCCGTTCATGGGGATGACTCCGCCCCGCCCATTACGCATATTCTACCTGCAGGCTGAGGTGCAATACCATTATTTGCGCGAGCGCGTCAAAATGGTGGATATAGACAGCCGCCATGATACGACGATTTCACGCAATTTATTTATTACCCCTCAAGTTCGGATGATTCTCGATGAGCGCGGGGTTAAAACAATAGGCCACACAATCCGCCAGTGCTTTGGTAATGATGCACCAGATATTATCGCAATCGACCCTATTAGCAATGTTTACGACAAGGAAAGTGAGAATGACAACGCCCAAATGATGGCCTTCTTATCAGGCCGCATCGAGGGCTTGCGTCAATACGCGAGTGAAAAAACCAGCTTTATGCTTGTGCATCATACTAAAAAGATTGCCAAGGAAGAATTAACAAAAGACCCATTCCAGATGTTTAGTGGGGCATCCAGCCTTCGCCGTTACTACACAACGGGCATGCTAATGTTTCGGCCTGATGAGGAAGTTAGCGAGTGCGTGCTTACCTATGAGGTGCGAAACGGTGCAAGACTGCCAAATATTAACATTGATAAAGATATGGGGCGCTGGGTTATTGTACCCAAAGAGGCGAGCCGCATAGGCAAGCATGATATAGAAAAGTCGTTAGACGATAGCCGACAGCAAAAGGTTGCAACTCTTATTGATGAGCTGAAACACCAAGTAAGGCTTGGTAATAATTATACCGCTCGCTCATTTGCCGATTTTATGGCTGGCAAAAGTGGCTTGGGTGCATCACGTACAATCCAAACTTTAATTGGCGAAATGTTAGCCCAAGGCGATATTTTTAGCGAGCCTGAAGGTGATGGAAAGCGGCAATTCCTAAGAGCATAAATCAATAGGTTATTTGCGCAAAAATCTATTTGCGCAATTGCGCAAACGCGACCATTGCGCACTTTTATTTATATTTATCAAAATATTATTTGCGCAACGGGTTATTTGCGCAAACGCATTGCGCAAACGGCTTAACATTATGAATTTTATAATTAAAATAGTGCTTGCTATTTGCGCAATTTCGGGGTAAGCTCCTCCAGAGCTTAACCACTGGAGGTGGATTAGCGCAAGGAGGATGCGGATACGTTTTAGGCTATCCATTTGCGCAAACAATTTAAGCTAAAAAATAATCATTTTCCCTATTGACACTGTAACCAGCCTCTGCCATAACAATCATGTAGCAGGGATGGCCAGCTACTTAAAACCAGAGGGGGTTAAAGATGGAAAAGTTACTGAACGTATACCTGGCAAACACAAACGATACAAACGCAGCTAAAAAATTAGCGGCTCATGTTCGCAAACATCCAATGTGCCTTAGCTTTGTTACGCCAGCACAGTATGGTTTTATTATGCAAGCGCAAACGCAGGCAACATAGTCATGACTACTGAAATTGATGATTTTTATTATGATTCACCAGCCTATCGCAGGGAAATACAAGAGTGCTACTACAAAATAGGGATGAACCTTTTTAAGTTGCAGGACTATTCCGAAGTTAGAATACCATGCGAGGCGGGGACTTTGATTGTGGGGCTTGATGTTGATTCAGAAGCAAACACCATAAGTATTCGGCAAATGGCAAAAGATGATACGCTAGTAAATGATATTGGGTTGTATCCAGCAATTGATAGAAATGATGCGATGCGCTTGGCTGGCATTTTAACCGCATGGGCTGATTTAGATGAATTGCATGGTAAAAAACCATGAGCATGATACTTTGCAGTGAATGTGGCGCTTTTTGTGATTGCGACGAATACCCAGAAGGTTATTATCGTGGAGATGATTCAGAGCCTAGTGATGATTTTCAATGCCAGTCGTGCAACGAGGAGGCCTAACCATGACCCCCTACATCCTCACCGCATACAACTCCCGTAACATCCTTGCTGAAGGCACATTGCTGGATTGCTGGAAGGTGCTAAGGGAATTTACCGAGGGAATGAACGTGGTTGAGGCTGTGGCATGGTATTCCATTGACAAAGCCCCAAAAGCAAAGTAGGATTACGCAATGCCAAAACATAAAACATCATTTATCGTCACGCTAACCACTGAGGAGCCAGTCAAGGCTAGGGCTGTTGCCAAACTAGCCCGATTAAAGCTCGGTGGGCAAGAAATCTACTCAGGCAGCGATAAGAACCGCACCTCTGTTAAAGTTACCAAGGTCACGGTGCAGCATGGGAGTGAGCGGTGAGTGATATGCAATCAGTTTTTCTCAGCGCACCAACTTTGGCTGAGTTAAAGGCCGATACCGCAAAGGCGAAAGAACTATTTAAATCAGGATGGCTAAGGGTTATTGTGAATTTTGATTGGCTTGGTTCCGCTGGCTATATTGCTAGAATAGATAATTCGCCTGAGAAGATGATAATGCCAGATGGATGTAATAATGAGCATAATTCATTGGAATTTATCGCGTGACTTGGGAATTAACACCAGAGCTTGAGAACACAATAATCCAAGCGCTAGAAGATGGCGTTGGTTTGCGTCAATGGTGCAAAGGTGAATTAAGGCCAAGTCGTTCTACTGTATTGAAATGGCAGCGAGAAAACGAAGATTTTAGAGCCAAGTGCGCGCACGCGAGGGAAGCCGCTGGTGAGTTATCAGCAGAAGAACAAAACGAGATTGCGGATTCTGTATTGCTGGGTACCATCACGCCTGATGTCGCTAGGGTTGTTATTAGCGCTAAACAATGGCGAGCAGCCAAACTAGCAAGCAAGCAATATGGCGAATCCACCCAAGTTAAGCACGCCGATGCTCACGGCAACAAACTAGATGCAACAGCGTTATTGGCGGCATTAGATGGACGAAGCTCAGGCTTACCAGAAATTAAGGGATGATTACCTAGCCAATCAAGAATGGCGGCTCAATAATCTGTACTAAATTCGCGATAAGAACGGCGCGAAGGTGCTGCTTAAGTTCAACTGGGCGCAACGTGCGTTTATGTCGTCTGTTTGGTATTTTAATGTAATTCTAAAAGCCCGTCAGCTTGGCTTTTCGACTATCATCTGCATATACTTCCTTGATTCGTGCTTATTTAACAGCAACCACAAATGCGGTATTATCGACTCAGGCATTGATGACGCTAAGAAAAAGCTCAAGATGATTAAGTATGCTTATGAGAACTTACCAGATTGGCTACATCAACTAGGACTGCCAACCATGACCACAAACGCGGCTGAGTTGGTTGAGTTTAGTAATGGTTCGGGTATCTCGGTTGGCACGTCACATCGTGGTGACACGTTGCAAAAGCTGCTTATCTCTGAGTATGGCAAGGTTTCGGCTGCTACACCTGAGAAAGCGCGGGAGATTAAGACAGGCGCGCTTAACGCCGTTGGTATCGGTCAGCAGATATTTGTTGAGTCAACCGCCGAAGGTAAGTCTGGTGAGTTCTACGAGCTGTGTCAATCAGCTATCCACCTTAGGAACCAAGGCCACCAGCTTAGCAGGCTAGAGCCTAAGTTTCACTTCTTTGCGTGGTTTAACAATCCAGAGTATCGCTTGAGTGACGAAGAAGCGGCAGCAACAGCTATTCCTCAAGAAACCGCCGACTATCTAGCCAAGTTCAACCTCGACCCCGCACAAAACGCTTGGTATGCGGTTAAAGAGCGTATTATGGGCGAGGATATGCGCCGCGAGTATCCATCAACACCTGAGGAGGCATTCGAGGGTTCAGCAGAGGGCGCTTATTATAGTAAAGAAATGGCTCTGGTTCGCAAGGCTGGGCAGATAACAAACGTTCCTTATGACAGGCAATATCCCGTTAGCACGTTTTGGGATATAGGCCAAGGCTCTGACCAGATGAGCATTATCTGGTATCAGAAGATAAACAATCGCCACCACGTCATAGATTACCACGAATCAAGCAATGAGGGATGGGCTTTCTATGCTAATCTGTTGCAAAGCAAGGGATTCACATACGATACGCATTGGTTTCCGCATGACGGTAATAAGAAGATTGTAGGAACAGAGATACAAACCACCCGCCAGCTTGCCGAGCGTGTAGGCATTAGGCCGATTAAGATTATCCCTGTTACGAAGTCAGTCCACTTAGACATTATGAACCATTGCAAGCCACTGTTGCCTAATGTGTGGTTTGATGAATCCAAAGCGGCGCTACTTATCAACCGTTTGGATAGCTACTCACGGAGATGGGATAGGGTTAATGCGATGTGGCTAAATGACCCACAGCACGATTCTGCAAGCCACGGGGCCGACTCATTCCGCACATTGGTTATGGCCATTCAACAATTATCACAAATAAATGTTGTAAAATTTGTAGAGCCAGGTTACTATGCTCAGACCTCATACCATAGGAATTAGGGCATGGCTGACGAATCGGAAGATAAGGTTATTACCGATTTGCACGCCCACTTTAAGCTATCGGCTGAGGCTGAGGCTGACAATCGCACCCGCGCACTTTATGTGTTAGATTTCACCCGCCCAGGCGCTAAACAATTCGGTGCAAATGAGATTGCAGCGCGTGGCAACCGACCATCTTATTCATTTAATCAACTCCCCAAGTTCGGCAGGCAAGTCATCAATG